ATGCCTGCTTTCGGTATGATTACCAACGTGGGTTAAGCCTAATCAGGCCGTCTGAATCTNACCAAATCGAATGGCCGTTGCGTACACGTATGTATGAATACGGTGTCTATGCGGACGAAGTGCTGCAAGGTATGTTTATGCCTGCTTTCGGTATGATTACCA